TCAACTTTAGATGATGCTGCGAATGAAGCTCAACTGCTTCTTCGTGCTAAGAATGTTAAGGAATACCATTCAATTTTAACTACGGCTGGAAGCTTGACGTTTCCAAATGGGGTGGCTATTGATTCAGGTGTGGTGGTGACTTTCAAAAATAAAGGATTATTCGATGGAAATTGGATTATACAGAAAGTTACATTTCACTTGGTGGATGGTAAGCTTGTATCTGAAATAGAATGGAGGAAGTGTTTAGTATTTTCTAGTAAACCAGCTAATGTTCAATATGTAACGCAACCTTCAGGATAAATTTGACACGTGTCAAAATATGCCTTTTAAATCTCCAGAACTGTCACATGAGCATCATCTTGAAGGGATGGTAAGATGTGGGCGAGTGACAAAGGTTAAGACTAGTACTTCTGTTGCTGCTACCGTTACTTATCCTGATAGAGGATTTCAGTCTCCCTATTTGCTTGTTTTGCAGCGTAATACCATCGGTTATCAGGATTATTATGTGCCGGTGGAGGGCGAACCTGTGTGGGTCTTGATGCAAGGTAAGTCCTTAAATCGAGGATTGATATTAGGATCTGCCTATACTGATGGTAGTCCACCTCCGTTTAATTCCCAGACTATTCGTGGGATGAAGTTTGCAGATGGAAGCTATATCATATATGATACAGCCGGAGGTGGTAACTACCAGATCAATACTAAGGGTCAAGTTACTATTACTGCTGCTTCTACTGTTACCATTACTGTACCTAATATTAAGTTGGCTGGAAATGTGGAGGTTACGGGAGTTTTAACTGTAGATCAGAATGTAGCGATAAAGGGCAGTTTAAATACGACCGGAAACAGCTATGCAGGGACTAGAACAGGTGGGCCGATATGATCGGCTTGTATGGTACTATCTTCTTTCATTCAGGGACGACAGGTCTTACGACGTTCAATGAATTGAAGAAGACTGTTACGGCTCGATGGGGCGATCATCCAGTCCATTTGAGTAAGCCGTTGCTGGAATATTCTGGGCCGCAATTGATTGAAATAACTTTTCGGATGGAGCTGATAAAACCCTTCACGGCTGATCCACTCGCAACTATTATTATACTCGAAGAGATCATGGATCTGGCTATACCCCTACCCTTGATAATCGGGATGAAACCGATGGGTAGGGGTTTCAGTTTATTCGTACTAACGAGTCTATCACATGAGATGAAATATTTTTACCGTGGAGGAGGTCTGCTGGGAGCTTCCGTGGAAGTACAGCTCAAAGAATATCCTACTACTATTTCAATCAGTAGCTTAATGCGGGCGCTAGGAGGTGTATTTGGGCAAGGAGGTGCGGGGCCAGCAGCGGTTGCGACCACTCCAACAGGGGAAGTTCAGGTTGGACAGGTTCAACAGGTAGGTACGGATGCTAATGCCACTGCAATACCAGCTAATATAGCCGCTACAGAAAAGACTGCCTATGATGTATCAGTAGATAATACCTTACCACAGATAGCACAGAACGCGGGGAATCCTGTACCGGCTAATTTGGGATTTGGAACAAATTTTAGTCAACCCCCTCAGCCACCTTCGATTCCTGCGGCCGAGCAAGCTGCACAGGGTGATTAAGCTTTAGGCTATTTTTGACACGTGTCAAATGAACATCGGAACATGGACACTAACAGATGCTCAAGGAAGGATTTTGTCGGGGCCAGAACAGACAGCTTTAAATCTTGGTGCGACAGGTCTGAACGAAGTATTGCAGAATGTCATGGTGATTGTCAACACTCGGATTGGCACTGTGATGCTAGATCGGAAATTTGGTTTGGATTTCTCTTTCATAGATGCACCGCAAAATAGGGCTCAGTTGATGGTGGTACAGCAAGTTTGTATAGGACTAACGAACTTCGAGTCTAGAGTGACTTTTTCACACATTCAGTTTGGTATCGATCCAGTGACTTATGCCATGAATGTCACCTTGGCTATTAATATTAAAACATCGGAAATTACATTACCTAGTCGTTAGACGATGGCTTATAGCACTAGATTTCCTCAATTAGTTATTCCTACGATCTGTATTACCGATGTAGCACAGGTTGCAGCGAATACGATTCAGGAGTATGAGTACGATTTCCAAACCATTACTAGTCTAGCTAAGACTCTAGCTCCGGGTGATCCTGTCAGAATTCTACTTCTGCGGATGGCGGCACGTGAGAGCCAATACCGTGTCTTATTGAATTATGGATTTCAACAGAATTTTATTCTATCTTCTGTTGGTAGCAATCTCGATGCTATTGGGAGCAATTATGGTTCTTTGGGGGCTCGATTGCCTGCGTCTCCCGCAGTAACTACACTACAGTTTAGTCTTTCGGGTCCGATTTTTAGTGACATCGTAATTCCGCTAGGTACGACTGTTACTGGAGCGAGTACCTCTACTAATATCACTTTTATAACTACTGCTGCTGTAACACTGACTGCGGGGACAACCAGCGTTACGGCTCCTGCTCAATGCACTCAAAGTGGAGCAATTGGGAATGGCTTTACAGCAGGACAGTTGAATTCAATTCAGAATTGGCAGTTTCCCTATATTGCGACGGTCACTAACACCACAACTACACAGGGTGGTGCGGATGTAGAAGCGGATGATCCTTATGCGATGCGACTAGCGCTGGTGCCGGGAGCCTTCAGTGTTGCGGGATCGTATCAAGCTTACATGTTCTGGGCCTATACATCAAATGTATCGGTCAGCAGTGTATCAGTAGTTGGTCCCGCAGGTGACATTAACCAGACACCTCCTACGACGGCAGCTGGATATGTTGATATCTATACAATGCTCCAGGGAGGACAGGTGCCGGGCAGCAGCGTTTTGGCGCAGATCCAGCAATTCCTGAGTGCAACGACTATCAGACCGCTAGGAGATGTGGTCACTGTAAAGGCTCCGAGTATCACCAACTATAATATCGTTGGTACATACTGGATCGATCCGATCAATCAGGCTCTAGCGTCTCAGATACAGGCGCAAGTCCAAGCAGTCCTGCCTGTATTTAATAATCTGACCTCCGCAGATATCGGACGGATGATCAATCCAGAGCATCTGGGCCAGATGATCATGGAAGCTGGAGCTAGCGACTACCAACTAACACAGCCGGCGAGGACGCTATTAAATGCCGGACAGGTGGGTGTTCAGTCGGGTACAATGAATCTAGCCTATGGAGGATTACAGCCTGAGTAACGATCAGGTTTTGACACGTGTCAAATGACATCATCACAGATCTGTTTGTAGATAATCTACCTGAGTCCATCAGTTGGGATTCACAGGTTAAGACTATAGGCATGGTGTCTGATACACAGGCTGTCGGGCTACAGCAAATCCTGCCGCAGCTGCTGGTGTTATGCAATATTCCGAATCTTCCTGAATCTACTCTCGACCTGCTCGCATTTCAGTATTCGGTTCTGTTTTGGAGTCAACTAAATACAATCACTGATCCTGTTCAGAGGTTGGCTGCGAAGCGGAAGATGATGGCAAATAATTTCTATTACCATGCGCATCTAGGAACTCCTCAAACTTGTCAGGATATCGTTAGTAGTGTGTACGGCCCGGCAGTTGTTCAGGAGTGGCCCTTGTATGGTGGATTGGCGAATCATTTCCGTATATTGCTTCCAGCTATAGTTGATTCAGCTACTCAAGCCAAGATGCTTTCACTGGTTACGATAGTTAAGCGAGCCAGTCAAGCGATGGATGGATTTTTCCTGTATACAGCCGCTCCAATGAAGTTTTATGTGGCTGTTGGGGTTGTTACACAAGTTTGGTTATTTCTGCCCCTGCCGAAACAGAGTATAGGGGTTCAGTATGTAAATATAGGAATAAGTGTGGTGGCTAAAGCTACTGTACATAGCTCATCGGCTGTCTCTCAGATATCGATAGGCTCAACAATGGTAGCGAGTTCTCGACGAGTAGCTGTAGGAGCGATGGTTTGTGATATTAGGACAAAGATGTCTACGAATATAATTGCAGGATCTTTAAGATTGGCTGCTGTCCGGATTTTTATGGGTGGTACTGTTGCTGGAATTTGACACGTGTCAAAATATGCCTAATTTTGTTAATAATACGATTACGATAAATGGTGAGGGACAGATTGCAGCTGCTCTTGCCAAACAGCAGTTAGTCATTACACGGGTTCAAGTTGGATCAGGTATTGCGGCGGGTGCTCCTGCTTCATTGACTACCTTGGTCACTCCTGTAATGAACTTGACACCTCAACCTCCACAAGTTTCTGCAAATAGTCTCCAGATAGGTGAAGTGGTAGTGATGGCGGTACTGGATAGTGCCAATGTTTTAGTTCCCTTTCCATTAACGGAATTAGGTGTATTTGCCACGAGTGCGGGGGGACCAGAGCAGTTAATAGCTTATTGTCAATGTTCCTCTCCATATGATCAGATAACACCGGGGAGTGGTTCGAATCGGTTGATATTGAATCTTCAGGTTCCAATTGTAGTAGGTGTAGGAGCAAGTGTATCCATCACAGTTCAAGCGGGTAATCCTGTTTATGTTCCGCCGGTAGTTGCTGGCCCAGGAATTGTCGTAGATTCTCCTACTGATAATTTAGGACGGATAATCGAATGGATTGTCAGTACGCCGCGAATTACTAACAATACTACACTATATGTTGCCAATGAGTACACACAAAATGTTGCACCTTATTTTAGTACTCTTCAAAATGCGATCGATTATTTAGGTTCTTTCACTATATCTTCTGGTGTTAGTGTCTTTATTAATATGGCGGCTGAGACTTTTAATATTACAAGTCCAGTGGTTTTGAATCATGTTAATTCAGCACAAATTACCATCCAGGGGGCTAATAATCCAGATGTTACTTTTAATGGCATTGGTACGATCACAGGTTCAGGAGGCAATTGGCAGGTTCCGTTATTAAATGTTTCCAGTACGGCCAATATTAAAGTAGGAACTTGGTTAAGCATCTGGGCTCCGTCTTTTAATTGGCCCGGTCCTTTGGTTGGAGGAACTTTTCAAGTTATAGGTGTTTCTGGTAGTACGGTTACTATTCAGTGTATTTATTATGCCGCTTCTTGGCCTAATATGGCTGGTACGAGTGGGCGAATGACTCCTTTGAGTACAGTCATAGTTTTGAATAATACTAAAATAGGGTATGGATTAGTTTTTTCTAATGGAATTGGATTGTTACAATATGTCGCTTTGATTATGCCGGGAGGATATGCTAGCAATTATCCCGGATGTGCTATTTTATTAAGCAAGGCATCAGGACTTTTCAAATATGTTGCATGTTGGGGATTTACAGGTAATGGTGCTTCAGGTTGCGGACTTTCTGTAGGTGCGGCTACAAATGGTGTTTGTCAATGTTGCACATCAAGTGTAAATGATACTGGATTCATATCTGCGGGTGCTGGTGCAAACTTAACACTCCAAGGATGTGCTTCTTCTCATAATTTCATGCGAGGTATATGGGTAGAAGGAAATGCTAATCTTAGTTTTTCACCTGGAATATATAATACACCAAATTTTATAGGTGGAAATCGTGAACGTGGAGTACTTGTAAGTAATGCTTCTTATTGCACTGTTGGAGTTAGTTTTGTTAATGGACAATTATGGACACAACATGTTATGAGTTCCTTTAATAATAATATTGGATTTCATTTTGCTAATATGAGTCGAAGTTCTTTTGCTAGTAGTGGAGGTGTGTATTTTGCTACTATGAATGGAAATTATGATGTTGCGGTTAGTACTATGTCCAGTGTACCTGGGTCAGCTTATATTCAAGGAACTCGTATTTTTAATGGTACTCCCGGCGTGATATTACCCGGCGATGGAAGTCTTTTCAGTTAATAGTAATTTGACACGTGTCAAAATATGGCTACCGTTAAAGATTTAGATAAACGACCTCTAGTTCAGGTTGCAGATCTAACTGGAACTGGAACTATACCACCCCCGATTGTGGGGGTCACTTATCCTCCCAGCCCACATGCTCCGACTCATATTTCGAGTGCCGATTTTATTCCTCTTCCAACCGCTTCGACCCCAGGCTTGATGCCTCCGTTGAATGGAAATGCGGCTACCTTCTATAATGGTGCGGGAGGACTCAGCCAGCCATATGGATCTGGGCCACCATTAAATGTGAAGGGTACTGTGGCCAACCACGGTGCTCTGCCCACGACTGGCCAGCAGGTTAATGACATATGGGTCGCGTTGGATACTGGACACGGTTGGGTATGGAATGGTACGGCATGGACAGACATAGGCCCGATGCAGGGTCCAACGGGACCGGCTGGAGCTACAGGTCCAGCAGGACCAGCAGGTGCGCCAGGATCTGCGGGGCCGACAGGAACTCAAGGTCAACCTGGGCCGGTAGGATCTGCCGCCACTATTGCAGTCGGTTCAACTGCAACAGGTCCACCGGGATCGCAGGCTGCGGTGACAAATAGCGGCTCGTCACAGTCGGCAGTATTTAATTTTTCGATACCACAAGGGGTGACTGGACCTAATGGACCTGCTGGAGCGACAGGACCGGCAGGTGCTCAAGGGGCGGCAGGACCGATTGGTAGCCAAGGTCCGACGGGACCACAGGGAGCGACGGGACCACAGGGACCGCCAGGAGGCGCTTCAGCTTATACCACCTTGGCGGCTAGTTTCACTATGCCTGCTGCTAATGCGACAGCAGTGGCTACAGTGGCAAGCGGCGGAGCAACTCAATTCAGTACTGGCGGTGTTGTTTATATAAGCACTCTTGGGTATCTGTCTATCACAGCGATTAATACCAGCGCAAACACACTCACTCTTCAGAATCTGGGTTATAGTGTTAATGCGGCTCAAGGAACCGTCGCAACAAGTGGAACTACCCTGACAGGGACAGGCCCTGCGGGGCCACAAGGTCCGACAGGCCCTGCGGGGCCACAAGGGACTCAGGGAGTCCAAGGTACACAAGGAGCAACAGGTTCGGCGGGGCCACAAGGTCCAGCCGGAGCTACGGGATCACAGGGAGGTGTGGGGCCAGCGGGACCGACCGGACAGGGGTATGTATGGCGGAGTGCATGGAATAGTGCTGTAGCCTATGCGCCATATGACAGCATCTCATATCAGGGATCAAGCTACGTATGTATCGTAGCTAATACTAATCAGCCACCTCCTAATGCTACATACTGGAATGTCATGTCGCAGCAGGGGTCGGCGGGTGCTCAAGGCCCGACAGGGACTCAAGGGAATCCGGGGGCGACAGGACCAACAGGTGCGACAGGACCACAAGGACCGGGTGGACCCACCGGCCCAACGGGCACGAATGCCTTCACTACTATAACGGCAAGCTTCACTGTACCGCCTATCGGGTCTTCGGTGACGGTCACTCTGGCTAACGCCTCGTGGCTCGTCGTAGGCGAAAATCTCTGGGTCGATCAGGCAGCGGGCGGAGTCGGGCAGGGTGGAATCATGCAGGTGACAGCCGTAGCTGGAAGTCAAGTTACACTCCTGAATATCAGTGCCGGGTCAGGAATACCACTAGCAGATACCACTCAAAGTGGTCTACTGGCTAAGGTAAGCGGTAAGACGACTGATTATATCGGTGGAGATAATGCCAGCCATCCATTACCAGAGCAATCGGTGCCGTTTGTCATCGGTGCAACTGCGGCGATAGCGCAGGTTCCAAGTGGAATTATCGTCCCGAGCTACGCGAACCATCCGGATGGGATCTGGACTTATGGCACGTATGACGACCATTTTGATGGCTCGACGTTGAACGCCAAATGGTCTACTTTTATCGGATCAGGTAACGCCATCGTGGTCAGCGGCAGCATGGTGCATATCCATTCCCAAGCCAGTGGCGCCAATTGTTACCTCTATCAGGCAGTGCCTGCCGGGGTAAACTTTACGATTACTTTCAAGGTACGGATATCCGGTTTCACTGCTGCTGCGGCTAATGCGACGAATCAGTCTTCGTGGCTACTTTCCGGTAACAATGTCCCAGACACAACCACGTCCAGTGCCCAGATTATGCGTGCGACGAGTTATAGCTCAACGTTTGGGGCAGGATATAACGTTTCAAGGCTATTAATCTATTTTGGTGCAAATCGTGCTGGATATGCCGATGGCTTACTGCACGGGGAGATGGCACCCTATTGGAAATTTGTTTATACTACCGATGGCGCTTGCAATATCTTGTTTTCATTCGACGGCATTACTTACTTTAACATCGCGAGTTTGAGTGGTGCCCAAACTGGTTTTACTACCGCGCCGCCAGCCTATTTTCATTTCTTCGCCAATAACGGTAATGGCAATAACCTGATCTCAGTGGACTGGTTTAAACTTACGACTCCTTAAATTTTGACACGTGTCAAAATAGATTAAATTTATGCCTACTCAAGCAATTCCCGGTACGGTAGTTCCGATCGGCGCACAGATTAGTCCTGGGGGAGCTTTTGGACCACAAGGAGCAACTGGACCAACCGGATCACAAGGAGCAACCGGCGCGATAGGGATAATCGGCGGCTATCTGGCTTATGTCAGTGCCACGCAATTAAGCTTTTTGCCGTTCCGCGGATCGAGCATTCAGATTAATGGTGCCATCTACAATATTCCGACTACTGGCGTTGTTGGTCTAGCAAATACTAACGTTTATGTTAATGGAGTAGCTGGCCAAAATCTGGCCGCTTCTACCCTCTATCGGGTATACGTTTTTAATAATGCAGGAACCTTAACAGCGGATTTCTCGGCTACTGGGCATGCTACTAGCTCGACAGCAGGTAATGTTGGTACTGAAATCAAGAGTGGTGACGATACCAGGACATTTATTGGGTTAATCTATACGAATTCCACAAATCAATTTGCTGATGCAACAGGTACTCGTTGGGTCCGAAGCTGGGTCAATCGAAGGCGAATCACCTTTACCGGCAACACAAGTGCCGCTTACAATGGTACGGCTATGGCGGCGGTAATCCGTGTTTACCTCGTAAGCTTCAACGATGAAGCTATGATCATGATGACAGGTGGCTCCTGCAATATCAGCGTAGTGGCTAACGGCTATGTAGTGCATTGGGTCGATGGTGTTGGTGTAGGAGTAACAGCTTCTGTGACTGTGCCTACGGCTACCTATAATGTCAATCTGGCTTTAAGTTGGGCACAACA